TTACCCTTCATCGCTAAATCCTTCCTTAAGCTTGGGTAACGCCGAACAGGCCCGTAATGGAACCCATATTAGCAGGAGTGATAAACTGACGAATGATCAGGCGGTTGGAACCGTTAGCAGCAGTTTGCAACGCATAAGTGCCGCGAACGTCACCTGTCGTTGTGGTTGCTGGGATAGTAGTAACAGCCGCCGTATAACCCGTATTCGCAGTGATTGCAGCGTTGGCATAGTTAATTGCTATGTCACCAAAGAAATCAGAACGAAGAGGGAGACCATAAATATCAGTCGTACCAACGGAATAGTTATGCGCATCAGTAAATTGCGGGACAACGCTCGCAATGTACTTAAAGGCTTTCTTACCGTTGACGGTTGTTGCACTTGCGGGAGCAGCAATCACTTCAGACATCGGAACGCCATAAATGTCGTACCCGCTGATCAAAATGTTACCGCCCGTAGCGGATGCAGAACCAGTGACACTCACTGCGCGAGAAACAATCGCCTGTGGATTCCACAAGTTAATGGTGCCGACCTGACCAAACGGTTGCCCAAGAGCAAACGTTCCAGTCGCCTGACCAGTAATTGTTGCGGAAGTAACAGTCGCGTTACCCGTAACGGTATATGTGCCAGCGCCACCAGCAGGGCCAGTAAGCTGATTCACAACCGTAGTACCAGAAGCGACACCCGTACCCGACAAGGTCATGCCCACCGTTACCGTCCCAGTAAGGGAAGAAACAGTCAGTACGTTGCTGGCAACAACACCCGTAAAGGAGCAGAAGCCATCAACCATAAGGAGGCCAGTAACCGTTGCACCAGTGTTGTAGTTGAAGCAAGAAGCGTTGACCGACACGCCTGTCGAAGTAGAGTTTGTCGATACAAGAGTCATCGCTGTGCCGCTTACAACGTTAGCAGCAGCAGCAATTGCTGTGTTGCTAAGGGTATAAGGAGCATAGTTGATGGTCATCGCATCAGAAGTAGAAAACCCCGCCGTAAAAGCGCCGAAGTTTTGGCCCGGAATGTAATTAAAATTCGGGCGCGGATCGATACGGCCCACGCCGCCCCAGAAGAGCGACGGGCCAAGTTCAGGATTGTAATCCGTTACGCTACCAATGGTGTTTTGACCAAAGGAAACAACTGGACCGGAGAAAGATGAAATAGTCATGTGTCTTTCTCCTTGACTTACGAGGTCGGGAATGAGCCGTAGATCGAACGCCAATTGTAATAGCCTACCGAATAACGCTCATAGCCTTTAACCAACAGGTTGTCTGTCGTAAAATCGACTTGCATATCCATTTCGAAGGGAATGCGGTCCATATATACGAGACCTTTGATGTTGGTAAGCAAGAACCATGCATAGTTGGACGTCAAAAAGTCCATAACCATGTAGGATTCACCAAGGCCGCCCCCAGTAAACTGGATTGCGTTTACGTCGTTGTCCGATGTTCCGGGACGCAGTTGAGTCTTCGTCAAACGAATAGCAACTGGCTCCAAAGACGGAGGAACGATCAGCTTGCGAGCGCGAGCGAAGATCTTGTTACCTGCGATGTCTTTGAAGTTCTGGCGGATAGCAACCATGCCGTTCAGCAAGGTGGCTTCGTTCAGATCAACGTCTACAGTTGGCTTATTAGCGATTGTGCCGCCATCGATAGGATGGGCGGTCGAGCAAAGCGCAACACCGTCGCCGCCGATAGAGGCATTGTAGGTGGTCGCAGTGTTCAAAACGTTCGCTGCATAAATTTCTTTAGTCTGATGGAAAGATTCAATCAGGCCAAGGTTGGTGGGTTTAAACTGCGCTTTGTAAAGGTTATCGTCGATAGCCTTACGAGTGATGCTATAACCCAGAGCAATTTCGTTATGCTCTTGGTTGTAGACATAACGCTCACCTGCACCGTTGTCGAACTGGGTGTTGCCACCTTCAGTCTTCAACTGAGCAAGGCCCAGATAGCGCATTTCAACCGTACGTTCCAGAGCCATGTTTGACTTGGTGATTTCGAACACCTTGTCGTACTGGCTTGGAATCATTGTATATTTACCTTCCACACCGCGAAGACCGGGGAGGAGAAGGTCACGAATCTGACTAAGATTGACAGCCATTGGTCCTTACTCCTTATGTACCAGTCGTCACGCGGAAGTCTTGGAAGTTGAATGCGACGATGACGTTGTTATAGCCAGTCGTAACATCCGTACCATTTGCGCCCGGAGGTGCAGTAACAAGACCAATAATGCGGAACGGAAGGGTGGTTGTAGCTGGGTTAATGGTGGTTTGATCCACATAAGCGCCAGACTGACCAGAGAGGGTATTCGGTGAACCCAAAGCAAAGTTGATGTTTGCGTTGATGTCAGCAATACCGATTGCTGTGGTAGAGCCGCCAGCTTGAACCTTGAAGGTTGCTTGAGGATCAGTGATCACATAGGCGGTAACGTCACCAGTTGCACCAGAACCGGGCCAAGAAGGCGACCATACGGTACGACCAAGCGAGGTGTTGAGGTAAGAACAACCAATGAAAATGCCAGCAATCTGAGTTGTGCCAGCGGTTGAACGGGTAACATAACCCGTAGAAAGACTTGTTACAGGATCACCTGAATAGACGGCATTGCTGTCACCGTTAGCGATGAGCCGGGTCTGTTGACCCAGCGAGCCAGTGCGCCCATCCAAAAATCCCGCAAGCTGGAAACCAAAGGGCGCTTGAGTGTTCGCCATAGGTTCGCTCCTGTCGGATAGACCACATTAAAACGGCGCGTTTTAACATCGATCAAGGACAAAAACCGCTACGGCGCGTAACGGAACTGATTTAAGAGTAACATCTATATTATTAAGATGCAACTAGTAATTAAGGGGGATTGCTCCCCCTTAAATTAAGAAGTCGGAATTGACATTGGACCGTAAGACTTACGGATTCCAGATGCGCGATCATTGCGCTCATAGCTTCCCATCGGGACTTGACCCAATGCGCGTTCTTTAGCAGCTACCGCCTCACGCGCAGTCGCCAATTCACGCTGTTTTGCCATGTTGGAGATCTCTTCAGGACGCTCCATAAGAATCATACCCTTACGAATAATCGCGCCTTTGGCACCAATTGGCACAAGTTCAGGATGACGTTCAGCAGGAACAGCTTCCCAACCCGCCTGACGAAGTTCCGTCGCGTATGTATCGTCTTCCATACCCGCCGTTGAATGGCGTTTCCAATTGTAATCCCAACCTTCTGGGATTACACGAGGATCAATATAAAACTCATCGTACATAGATGGGTCATTTTGCTGTTCACTCATGCGTGAACGCAATTCTTCCGCACGAAGAGCCGCCTCACGAAGCCCGCGACTTACAGGCGCAAGCGTTTTCATCTCTTTGACTTCTTCGTCAGTCGGGACTCTTAATGAATTTTCCACTTTGACATCCTCAATTTCGTTTGATGTTTCAAGAAAACCCCTTGCAGGGCGTCCGGGACTGCGTTTTTCATTCATACTCATATCCTAATCTCCCCTTTATCAACGTAATATGCGAATCCTGCTGCATATTCATCTTCCTCCATACCCAAATCAGCCGCCATTTGGCGCTGGGCGGGGGTCAATTGAACCGCAACGGTTCCATTATTACGATGCGTGATGGGTGAACGGGTAACTGGGGCCGCTGTAGAAGGTGCGCGACCCGAACTTTGTGCTGGGCGGGAGTTGTTATAGCCCATATGCCGATCCAAAAATGAAAAATACTCAGGAGAATCAACCTGAATACCTTTTGCAACGGCACTATAATGCCCCGCAGTCATTTCTGCATTCTTTGCTGGGTCTTTTAACACTTCCACATGCGCACGAACCCAAGAAGCAGAAGCTGGACTTAACGTACTCAGCTTTTGTTCAATAGGATCTGCCGCTACTTGCTGTACTTGTGGCTGCGGTTGTTGATATTGCTGCCTTGGCTGCGATGCCATATGGCGTTCATATTCCAAACGCTCCTCAAGAGCGACTTTGCCTTGCGCTAATTGCGTTAAACGGGACTCAATTTGAGCCATTTGACGCTGAATCTTAGCCGCCTGTGCATAATCACCTCTTTCAAGGTTACTTGCATAATCCCGTTCAAGCATTTCACCATCGCGTTCAAACGATGCAATAGCGTTAACAAATGCTGTAAGTTGGGAATCTTGCGCGGACATAGACATCTGCTGAACTTCTTGCGCTTTTTTATTCGCAAAATCTTCAGCTTGCATGCGAAGACGCTTTTGTTCTTCCGCTTC